ATGTCGAAGTCAGAATTAGATCATTTATTCGATCATCTGCGACAACAATTGATCGTATGGGCGGTCACGGCCATCGGATTAGCAGTTATGCGCAGCTTTTTGTTACCGCAATTATTGACTTTCGTTTTTTGGTGTAGTGTGGTCTACTGTTTGCTCTTATTTGTTGGTTTAGTTGTTGTGACGATTTTTAGGTGGCAAAAATCTTAATTATATTTGACAAGCCGCTTATCATTCGGTAAGATAATAAATGAATTTGTGCCCGCTGGTCAAATTGGTTAAGACGTCGCCCTCTCAAGGCGGAGTTACGGGTTCGATCCCCGTGCGGGTGATAAGTCGACAAATATAGAGAAACGATAAAGCACCAAAACGCTGATATAAAGGCGTTTTGGTGCTTTCGTTTTACACTCGAAAACCACTCAAACACGATATGTTCTTCCACGATTCTTCCAAAAACGAAAAAAGTAGCCAAAATATAGCAGTTTTTGGAAGAAAAATTAACAAATGATTTTGTAATCCCTTGCGGCACAAGGACTACAGCAATCATAAAATTATCATTTTTAAAATCCTTCGTCCATTAGCTCGGTAGCCTTCTTATCTGACACGCCGTTTTCTTCTTCAATAAGATGGACGTAGGTGTTAACGGTCGTTTCTAGTTTTTGATGTCGAAGGCGATGTTGAACATAGGGAAGGGACTCATGATTTAGGATAAGAATCGAAGCGTGTGTGTGCCTCATGGCGTGTGTTGTAACTTTATTGATATTTAGACGGTTACAAATACGTCCTAGCTCTTCGTTTGCATTCCCATTGCCCACGATTTTTCCTAGTTTAGACCAAAATACGAGGTTCTTAGGATTCTTCATTTCGTGCAATTCTAAATAATCTTTCTGCGTGCTACGATAGCTCCTCATAAAACGACAGTAGGCGGGTCCTATGGTTATATCTCCATCGGCCTGTCCATTTCCCTTAGTTGGACTAAAAGTCTGTCTACGGGCGTCCCACTGCTGTTTAATGTGAACTATTCCATTATTCAAATCCAAATTATCCCACGTCAGACCAGCAGCTTCCTCGAACCTGGTTCCAGTTTCTAATTGAAACAGCATCATCAGCATAGTCATGTGGTCATAATCAGCCGTTTTAATGAGGTATTTACGCAGCTTCTTATAATCGGACAACGTCAAATACTTTTCCTCTACGGGCTTAGGAGGGCGTCCAGTGACGTGTGCCTTGTAAGCAAAGTCTCGTTTTAGAATACCATCAGCTACGGCGTCCTTGATTGCAGTGTGTACTTGTTGATGAAGTTTGTGAGATGTGGCAATTCCATGACTGCGGCCAAATTCATTCAGGAACTTCTGGTAATCTGGGCGTTTAATTGCGCTCATAGGTTTATCCTTAAAATATGCAGAGACGTGACGCCAGTTGCCCATATATAGCTCGTGAGTATGACGCGATACACCGTCAGTTTTGTAAATTCTGATCCAATCAAGAAAGTAGTGCTTTAGACTCTCGGTGCTACGTGATAAGTCAGCACCTTCCAGCAAAGCATTCTTAGTTTTAGTTTCCCACTCAACAGCGTCAGTTTTGCGCTTTTCTAAATGAGTAACCGACTTATAGTTACCGTCATCATCCTTATAAGAAACACGGGCTTGCCATTTACCATTATTAAGTTTGGTTACTGACATGTTTTATTCCTCCCAACTGGAAATAACAATAGGTTGACATTCCCAAACGTATGTTCTTTCTAACTTAAAATATATACCCCGTGATGGGGTATAAGCGAGTGACAAGGATTTGTAACTTCACATTTAATTGACAATTCATTGCTAAATAATACCATCTCTAAGATGTTTTATTAAGAGTATAATTATAAAAAAAGGGGGGAAAGCAATGTTAAAAAAGATCTGGGCTTACTGGTTATTATCAACAACAATTACTTTTTGGCTGAAAGTGATAAGTATATTAATAACTCGACAAGCTGATTTAGTAGTACTTTTTTTGATTGTTTTTCCCGTAACTTTGTTGATTGCGAAAGTGATTCCTGATCCTGATTCATGGATTTACTTTCAGGTAGAATTAAGGTTCCACTAACTTTAGGATGTAATTTTGCTCGTTTTAACTCTGAATCTTTTTGCTTAGCTATCTTATAATTAACTTTGTATTTAAGCTTTTTATTTTCTAAATGCTGTCTATAAATTTCTTGACACCATTCTACTAATCCCAGTTCCTTACCACGTTTACCACCAATTACACGCCATGTGAAAAGGAAGGTTCCACCTGTGCCAGTGGTTAAGACTGCTGCTCCTAAAAAAGGCTCTATGGCTTTATATAATTTATAGAGCTCATTTATTTTTATTACAGTAGCGATCAAATTCATAGAGACAGGCGAATTACGGCGAATATCTACCTTTATTAATTTTGGATCAATATCAGCAGTCTTCAAAATAGAAATAAATTCATCCCATTGTTTCATGGTTAAGTTTTCATTTGTGCCAGCACTGATAAGAAAGTGAACATTTTTGTTTTTAATATAAAGTGGGCTAAAGAGACGGTCAATTGAATTAATATCGTCAATTGATTGTATATGAAATAATGCTTCATGGGCTGATAATGCCCACAACAATCCTTTGGGAAGCTGATTTTTAAAAATTTCTTTAATCCAAGTTACGTCTCGACGTTTAGTATACGGGCAAATAGTAGAATGATTTGCATTTAATGTTTGAAGATCAATCTTTTTAGTGATATTAGCTTGATTAGCATCATATGCACTGCTAGTAATAACTCCGATAAGAAAATTTGTTGAGTTTTTAGCAGGTACCAGCACGATATCGTTAATTTTCATAGTGCTGGCAAATCTACGAATCTGGTTAGCACGAAGACCTGCAGTCTGGTTACTTTCGTTTGGATATGCATCAAGATATAGTTCTCTGTAGTTAATATTATTTGAATTGGAACTTTGCTTCCGTTTGTTAATGGATGCAATGGTTATTTTGTTATTAGCAATTGCAATGAATCCTTCCTCTAAAAAATCAGAGTAATATTTTCCACCATCAGCCCTCACTAACCAGTAGTTAGTTGATTCTGGAATTGACAATATTGGCGTGCTGACTGAATTTGATTCATCCATACAGATTTCCTCCAAAGTAATCATTTTTTACTAAGCGAGTGACGGGAATCGAACCCGCGACTACAGCTTGGAAGGCTGTTGTTTTACCACTAAACTACACTCGCATAAGAGCCAACAATGGGTTTTGGTCGGCTCAACAGTTAATTAGAATGTACCTACAATTATTTTTGCTTAAGACGATCAACCATATCTTTTTCCATTCCTTGGATTATGCGGCCACATTCTTTCCTTGAGTAGCTATCTTTTGTAAGATAAACGAAAGCATACAGATTAATAAAAGAGGTTAAGTCATTAGTAATGTTATCTATGAGTTCATATTTCGACATATCTTTATCCATAATCTTACCTTCTTTCTTTTAAAAGTGGGTGGCAGGGATTGAACCTACATAACAATTTCAAACGAGAGAGAAGGGCTGAAATCGTTATTCTACCATTGAATTACGCCCACGTGATGTACGTGCTAAAGTAAGCGGTAGTATGGGTTATTTGTTACAATGCGAGCGGCAGGAGTCGAACCTGCATCAATATAGGATGTGAGACCTATGAGAAGTGTGCAAATAATTGTTCTACCGTTGAACTACGCTCGCGTGAAAGCCCGTAAAGGGCCAGTTATAAATTGCTATTTCATACCAGATTGAGTTTTACCACTCAATGCTCCATTGGTGAAAGTAACGTTAAAGTTCGCACCTAATCCGCCTTTGACACCTGAAGTATACCCGGCAACAATAGTAGTGCTTCCACTAATCAATGATTCATTATAGTAATCAGGTTGCCCCCATTTAGCCGTGAAGTCAGAATACTTCGTACCATTACTGAAAGCGTCAAAATCGGACAACTTAATAGTTTGTTTTCGGGACAGTTTAAATCCTGTAAGGTTTTTATCGTAGGCATGGTTGTCAGTGAACGATACCATTACGTTAGCACCAAATTCTCCAGCAACGTTGGTCCACGTAACAACATCAGTTTTTACGCCGTTAGTCGTATCACTAGACGTAGATTCAGGCTTGCCAAACTTTTGCTTCAGACTGTCGAGCGTATCGCCGCCTTGTGCGTTGTTCATCAAATCCCCAATTTTAATTGAATCGAATTGAGAGCGGGTAATCTTTCCACTGTTATCAGTTTTAGTTGATTCTGATTTTTCAGAGTTAACATTAGTTGTTTTGCCAGCGTTATTTGTGGCATTGGAATTGTCTTTGCCACCCAATGATCCGCCGACTATAAAAATGACGATTACCGCTAAAACCCAAAACCAGACTCGTTTATAGAACGGCTTCTTTACTTTATAAGTTCTACCGTCTTCTCCAACAACCTTTTTTGACATTTAAACATCCTCCAATATAATTTATTCCCCAGTAATAATAACTCCCCAAATTATAAGTAACCCCGACCCTTAGCTTTTATCGACTTCCTATCTGGTCTATAGCAATATTAATTCTTATCGTGATTTTTCTGTGTCTGTGCGAGAAGTTCCTTATACTTATTAATTTCTGAGTTAAAACGGTCTGGTATATCTTCATTTGGGTGTAACTTTTTCCAGATGAAAATTCCAATCATTGACCAAAGGCCTGCACGAATTAAATCCTTTAGTTTGAGATGTCCCACTGTCATGAATTTAACGAACTTATTTAAAATCCAGTACATAATAGCGATAATAATTATTAACCATGTGAGAATAATAGACATATCTTCCTCCTAGTTATAGTAATAATAATTTCTACGTTGTTTTTGTTTGATGGTCTGACCGACGTACAGTTGTGTACCAGAGTCTCCAAGACCATCTTTATATACATGAGTGATACCAGTGCTACTATCATCTAATCTATAAAGCATACCGTAATCAGTTTTCCACCCGTAAGCCATTCCCTGTGAAGTTTCTATAGACGAATATGCAGAGCCAACGTATTTTTGTAAAGTTTCGACGTCTTTTTGCCCAAAAACCTTAGCAAATGATTTGAGTTGGCCTTCGTTTACCCTTTTCTTGCTAGATTCTTTGGCTTCAGTCTGATCTTTTTTTATAGCGGCTTTATGAATTTCATTAGGAGATCCATCGAACAACTTATCATTTTCAAAATCTAAGTCATCAGATCCGTACATAAGCGTGCTTGAGTTCTCTTCTGTAGGCTTTCCCATGATAGCAGTGACCTGTGATTTAGTCATGCCAAGCTTAACTTTACTGAAATCATACTTTTTAGAACTAGATGATTTAGAAGAATGGCTTTGAGACGTTGAGTCTGTTGATTTTTTACTTGTAGTAGAGTCGCTATTTACCGAATTATAATTATTGCTCTCTGAAGAACTTTTTATGGCAGGGTCGAATATTATACCGATTACCATAAACACAAGAGATACAAGCAGTGATAATAGTCCGTACTTAAAAGAATGTTTGGTATCTTTATTTGTTAAAAATTTTAAAGTTCCCCGTCCAATAAAATACAGAAAAGCTATGAATGAAATTAAAAATACTGTATTAATAATCGCTGTCATAATTCCTCCAAATCAATATTTTCTGATAGACACCTTTTGTGTAAGTAAACATAAATGTTTGAGCTTTTAATGACATCCTGACTGGTCAATGTGAGTGGCAGGAGTTGAACCCGCATGGCAATAAGAAATAAAGGAAGGGTATCCCATAAGAAGTTGCCGTTCTGCCGTTGAACTACACCCACGTTTGTAATCAATTAGTGATGAAGCTTTTTATAGAGAAAATATGCAACTAATGCTGATATAATTGCCACAAATAATAGCTCAGTGCTCCGCTTAATAGAGGACAGGCTTTTTAAAAAATAAGTTAAAGAATTGAACATTGGTGATTCTCCTGTGTTTGATTGAGTTAAGAATCTCTATGCGAGCGGCAGGAGTCGAACCTGCATTGGAAGGTAGGCTATATTTGAATTAAAGGAACCGTTCTACCGTTGAACTACGCTCGCGTTAAAGCCCGGTGAGGGCTTGGACCTGTTATGGTCTTGCGTATTGATTGCCCCGTGGTGCTGGCTTGGCACCAGAATTATCAGCAGCACTCTGGGTCATATATTGGTAATTACCTGGGTTTTTAACGCTGGTGTAGTACTTGTTGGAGTCTGATACAAAAACCATACCAGAAGCGGCAGTAGTCCAATCACCATCTTTGGTATAAGAAGCATTGTCTGTAGTACTTGTTTCGCTCGCTTTTTTTGCTGATGACGAGCTAGCGGCTAATGATTCTGAACTGGCTTTAGCTATTGAAGAGCTTTCTGCCTCAGACTGTTTTTTACTGGATTCAGATTCAGAACTAGCTATACTCCCTGAATCTTCTTTGGATTCCGACTTGGAGGCAGCAATACTTTCAGATTCTTCTTTGCTACTCGATAGGGCACTTTCAGATGACTCCTTTTCTTTAATAGAGTTAGCTTTGCTGATGCTAGTCTTTCTTTTTGACTCATTGGAAGCATTTTTCTTTTTGTGTTTAGAAGATATTCTGCTAGAAGTGCTTGTCTGATCTGCACTTGATCGATGAGTTGGTGAGGCTATGGTTCCTACTGTTAGAAATAGAACGGCTGCTATAAGCGAAATAAAAGTATATTTTTTGTATGGTTTGTTAACACCATTTTTTATAAAGTGATTGATAATCCAACGAATCGCAAAATATACTATTGCGATCAATGAGATAAAAAACATAATTGCGCAAAAGCTTTCCAAAGTAATCCCTCCAAAATATGTTATTCCCCAATAATAATAATTCCCCGACTTATAAGTAGTCCCAACTCTTAGCTTTTATCGACATCCTATCTGGTCACTCGGATTACTGATCATACTTAGCATTCAGATTATCCGCGTTCCATTCGGTAGCGACCGAGAAGTGTTAGTTATTTGGCAGATCTAAAGTTATTGTACCCAGTTTGGCATCATTGTTATCTGGATCAGTAGCTTGGATTTTGACAGGATATTCATTATTGTCCAATTCATAGCTCCCCATACACTTTACTTCGGCACCTGGTTTAACTTTTTGTGACGCAGCTTTTTCAAGCGAGCTCCATTCATCAGAGTCCTTTGAAGGATTACCGAGGTCCAAGTCATTGATTGACGTTTTACTTTCTTGAGTAAAATGAGCACCCTCGATAAGTGATTCAGTTGGTTCAATATTTTTATTCTTAGAAGTATTTTTGAATGTATAGTAGACAATCAAGTCGGTTCCACCCTCAAAATGTGGTGTGGTTTCTGTCGAAGTAATTGTGATTGTATAATTGGTAGTTCGAATTGTTTTGCCAGAAACGCCGGGTAATTGTGATATTTTAGTGTTCATTGCATTCCCAGCCTCAGACAATTTTTTGTTGTAGGATATTCCAAGTTTAGAATAAGCAGCTTTATTAGTATTGCTGACTTTTTTGATGTCTGTGTTGTACGAACTCGAAACAGTTTTTCCTTCTATGTCACCTAAGTAGGTAGCTATTGAATCATTGAAATTTTTGATAACTTTATAATTGGCATTTTGTTTATATTTAACTAATTTATTATTGTAGATTGTAATCTGCTTATCAGCATTTCTAGCAGTTAATCTAACATTATCATTTAATGTTAAATTACTATCTGTAATAGATTGAAATACAGGGGCCAATTGTTCTGCAGATTTTGTATATTCCAATTTGGCTTGTTCATCGCTCATATTTTTCTTTGTAATAGTGGAACTGCTTGGCTGGTTATTGGAAGTGTTATTACGGTTACTTCCACAAGCAGTTAAAGTTAGGACAGTTAGTACCGCAATATTTAGTGTTAAAATTTTTTTCAATTGAAACTCCTCCAGATTAATATTTCCCCAAATAGAAATCCCCATGATTATTAAATTCTAACCCCCTAGCTTTTAATGACTTCCTATCTGGTCAGCGCTTTTAGATCAGCGAAGCCAGCTCATGCGGTAGCTTGAAAAAATCTAAGAAGTCTAATACATCTTCTTGCTTGCTCCAACCATATTCCTCTTTCAACATAGCCAGCATAAACTTATTAGCCTCAGTTTCATTACCATCGGATAGAAAGCTTGTCGTATTTACCGCAAAAAACTGCGTATTAAATCCTTTGTGATGTCGTATATGAAAAATTTCATGATAGCAAACACCATCTTGAGTTCGTTCATCAATTGTGTTGTTAATGACAATCATTGGGATTCGATGTGAGTTGTTATTGTAGCCGTAAATATTGTTGCCAAGGTTATTGAATTGCACGTTAATACCCAAGTCACACGCCAAATCAAAAGCACTTTGAATCCCAAACTTGTTGGTTAAGTGGTCAATATCTTCTTCAATCCACCGTTCCATATAACCAGCTCCTATTATTCCTCTCCATTACGATACTTTTTGGGAGTGAACTTCCTTTTTGCTAATTGTTTGGATAATTCTAATGTTTGGCGCATGGACGCTTTGAGTAGTTCTTTGTCCTGATCAGATAGCTCTTGTCCATTTTGGAAAAATGATAGTGAATGTTTAGAGTCGAGCCCGTTCATCATATCTTCCAACTCTTTATCAATATTTCTTTCATCTTTTGCCGTCAAATCATAGTAATGTTTTTTATTATCAGAGGATTTGCTATCTATGGCATTGTTTGTGGAAGATAAGCCAGCAAGATTAAGGATTTCTTCTCGCGTAATTCTTAGTCCTTTAGCCATACGGTCCAAAGTATCTACTTTAGGTATGTTTCTTTCTCCACGCTCAACAAGTGACCAATAAGATGGAGAAATTGCGGGTTTACTATCGGTTTTAGATTGTTGTGAGACTTGTCGTAATGAAAAATGTTTCTGTAGACGAATCTCTTTCAACGCATTTCCGAACTTTTCCGGGGTTATTGAATCCATTCATATCAGTCCTCCTAATGATTTTAGTATAACAAAAGTCAAAAATACTTAAATGATTTGTAAAACTTTTATACAAAAACCGTTGACAAAAGTTTTACAGATGGTATTATATAAATGTAAGTTAAGAAAGGAGGTAATTGGATGGTTCAGTTATATGTAGTTGGCAAAAAGAAAATTGATGTTTTATTGGCATGGCATGGATATACTCAGAAATCGTTGTCAAGTCGTGTAAATATTGGCCCTAGTTACATGTCTTCAATCGTTAATGGGAAGAAGCCAGTTGGCAAAAGAACAGCCAAAAAATTGCTGACAAACTTGGGGTTGAAGTAGCTGATATTTTTTTATTCCCAACGTTGACAAAAGTTGCACAAAGCCACAGGAGGCGGCAAAATCTCTTCGACAACCTCAATGATGTTGGATCAGAAGCTGACGCTGAATAATTATTATGAGAACTGGACTGACCGGGCCTACATGTCGCCGACGGTGTTTAAACGGTTTCTAGCATGTGAAGCAGAAGCGTTAGCCGAGTTGCAGGGTAAATGGGAGCCAGTTATGAACTCAACGGCGCTAGTCGTTGGAAATTGGCTTCACAGCTACTTCGAAAGCGAGAAAGCTCATGCCAAGTTTGTTGATGAACATCCAGAGGCAATTTCAAGCCGGGGCCCAAGCAAAGGCCAGCTCAAAAAGGACTTCAAAATTGCTGAATCCATGATTGAAGCCTTATCTGACGACCATGATTTTAATCTTCTTTATCAAGGCGATAAAGAAGTGATTGTAACTGGTGAAATCGATGGTTATCCCTGGAAAGGCAAGGTTGATTGTCTCAACTTGAAACAAGGTTACTTCGTGGATCTCAAGACGACAGCTGACATATACAAGGCGTTTTGGAATCCGGAAACTCGTGAGAAAGAACCGTTTGTATATGCGTATAACTACCCACTTCAGATGGCAGTCTATCAAGAGTTGATTAAGCAGCAATTCGGCGTTAATTGTAAGCCATATATTGTTGCGGTAAGCAAACAGGATCCACCAGACAAGCAGGCTATTGATTTACCGGAGTACCGACTTACTAATGCTATGAACCAGGTATTGGAATCTCAACAGCATATTCAAGATGTCATTAAAGGCGAAGCAGATCCTACCCAATGCAGACATTGTGCTTATTGTCGTAGTACCAAAAAGTTAGAGAGCGTCGTTAGTGCAGACGACTTGCTCATGGATTGATTAAACAGAATTGGCTTGAATGCAGCAGTGACTGAATCCACCGAACGGGTGAAAGGCCCATTAGTAAAGGAGGGACGAATTTGGATTACTTCAAGCAACGACGAGCGTACCGCAATTTTAAAATGTATGAAGCGAGTGTCTTTAACGGCCAAAATAATCTGTATCGCGAGTTATTAGACTATGCGAACGATGAAGGCAAGTTGGACGTTCAGTTTCGCATGAAAAATTCGGCATTACTCAGTCTGACAGGACTATCCGAACCCGGCCTCGATAAAGCACGCAACTCATTAGTGCAACTAGGACTAATTAAATACGTTAGAGGCAAGAAAAATGTTAAACCACCTGAATATCGCATTATTAATTTATATAGTAGGTCAGCTGGTTACCCAACCAGTAACCCAACTACAAGCCATAAAAGTAGGCCAACTGGTTTAGATAAAGTAGGTCAACCGGTTGGGCAAGGTGGAGGTCAACCAGTAGAACATAAAGAACTTACTAGTACTGACCCTGACTTGACTGATACTGACTCTTATGATGATGACGCGGGTGTCACACGCGAGCAGGTCATTAACGACTGGACCAACCTGTGGGGATTTCCGAACGGGGTTGCTCGTCCTGAAATTGATGAATGGCTTGCGGTGCTTAAACCTGAATTGGTGGCTTACGCCATTCAAATTGCTGGTGAACACGATGTGCAGCCGCGGGGAGCTTTGAAATATTTGCGTGCAGTGATCAAGGGTTGGCAGCAACGAAAGATTACGACATTGGCACAGGCTAAACAAGCAACCAATGATCACGATAAACGGTTGGCTAACGCTAATAAACCTAGTGGCTATTCAAAGCCACGCCGTAAAGAAGTTACGCCAAAGTGGATGCAAAACGGCGCTTCTCAGGCGGATTCTAAGCCAAACTCAAGCGATAACCAGCAGGAAGATATGAGTGACGAGGCGTTCCTAGCGTTCATGAACAGTCAGGAGGAAGCTAAATGAATTGGGGCAATCAATTAGTCAATTTAGCCGCTAACCATGCCTATGAACCGGCCGCGTTGCACTGGACTAAGCAGCGCATGAAGCGGCATTTAAAGGCCGGTGGTAGTGCACAAGATGAGGTGTGCGCTCATGAGTACAAGCTATTTGCACTCGAGGTTTTAATTATTGAATATCAGCGGGATGGCTTAAATTTTGATTTGACCCAATGTTGGGGTAAGCCAGCCGAGTATTTTATTGATCTAGAGCAAGCTAGACAAGGATTGCAAACGGAGGTGAGCGCATGACTGAAACACAGGTGCTAGTAATTAATGCTGACAGACCCGATATCGATCACCCACTAGCAATAGGACCAGAACCGGAAATGTTTAAGCTCGCGCAACATAACTACAAATCTGGTGAATGGCCGTTTCCAGTTAGACTTGTGAAGCCTGGAACTAAGGTACGCAGTGATGAAGCTTACTTAGCTAGTATGTTACCAGATCCCCAAGCTGAGGAACGTGAGCAAATTAGAGATATTCGCCGTGCTCATCATGATGGTAACCATACGATAAGGGCGTTGACCGATGAGACTGGCTATATTAGTCAGCGGGTTAGCTATCTAGTGCACAAGTACAGTTTGCCGTTGCGGAACGGCTACTGGCGTGCTGAAAAGTACGACAATCCCAACGAAATTATTACTGGACAAACAGTTGATTTGCTAGGTGATAAGATCAGCGCCCCAGCTAGATCGATAAGGCAAGCAAGCTACTCAAATGGCATTGTCTGTGGCTACTACATTAGCCGGGTGCCGAAAGTATGAGTAAAGTCGTGATTAAGGGCGAACTACCTAGCTTAAATGAGTACATCAAGGCTGAACGGGCCAATCGGTATGCGGCAGCTAACCTAAAGAAGAGGTACACGGCCTTATGTAGTGTATATGCGCGAGCAAGTCGGAATTCTGGAGTCGAATTCAGTTGGCCTTGTAAGCTTAAATTTACGTGGTACACGAAAAACAACCGAAAAGATGCGGATAATATCGCGTTTGCTAAAAAGTTTGTGCTTGACGGCTTTATGAAGGCTGGGCTTTTAGGCAACGACAATCGAAAGCATATCACGGGATTTCAGGACGAATTTGCCGTTGATAAACGAAATCCTAGAGTAGAAATAGATGAAATCACAGAGGACGAAGATGCCTAAACACACTAAGAAGCGTTCAACGATTAAACGGAAGCACCGGCGCATGAAGGAACACGCCGAAGCAAACAAAAAGCCGCCCGTTAAGGCGACCAGTCACGGGACCACTCGAATGACCGTTGTAAGTATAACATAAAAAAGCGCTGCCATCGCTGACCGCGCTACAACTAATTCCGAATAAGTTAATTATAGCATACGAAAGCGGAGGGGCGCATGATGGGCGAACAGCAAGTTATTTCAGATGAAATTTTTCCACCAATTGACCAAGAGAAAACAATTAAACAGGTGCGGCGGTTCTTGGATAAGAAGTTACCGCAAGCAGTTCGAGCGTCCGGCCATTCGGTCGCTGATCTAAAATCGCCTAGCATGGATGGCATGCCTAAGTCGGCCCCAGCTGGTAATTCGGCCGAGGATCGGATTACACGCCGCCTGTATGCAGAACAGATTGTCCGACAGACTATTCAGGCCATGGCTCGCTGTGATCATGAGTGCCAGGAGATATTAGATCGGCTATATTTGCAAGGTTACAGTGACACGATGTGCTACATGGATATTGGTTACAGCAAGACTCAGTATTTTGACCGCTGGAAGCCATTGGCGATGCTGCAATTCGCACAGAGCTATTACCTAGAAGACCTGAATATTTATCAAAACCGGACTCAGACCGGACTTTAACCGAACTTTTTCCGAACTCAAGCCGGACTTCATAGCAATAAATTGGTGGTAAATTAGTAGCATAAGGTAATTAAGAAAAGGGCGATAATATGTTTATTTCGTTACGTTTATGGATACATGACTGGTACTTAATCCATATTAAAAAGCCACACTGTACACTATGTGGGCAGGTGGCAACTTTGCAAAACGATGATGGTTCATGGATTTGTGATGAATGTGCACAAGTTATGAATGATCTGGGAATTGAACATGATAAATAGGATATTAGACCATTTCCCAAATGTCGGCTAATTGCGCGGCATCTGCTTGCAATTCAAGCAATTTATTTGCGTTAATAGGCTTGTCATCAAAAAGAAGTTTCCCATTTTGAAGATTGAGGACGGCTGCGTTTGCACCAGCTAAATCTGTTTGATAAGTTGCAGTTCTCATGAGAGTTAACGTGGGACGCATTTTAGTTAAAGTGATTTTATCCTTAGGATTCTGTTTTCGATAAAAATTTTTAACAAAATAACGCTTGCCATTACAAATCATCCCAAATTCTGGAGAAGCACTTATATTGATCCTGTTGTCATAACTCCAAGAAGCATTTCCTACTTCAAAAAATTGAACATCATGTTTTTTCATGAAGTTGACAAATTTAGTTGCATCTTTTATGAAGTTGGCCCTGCGGTCTTCCTTAGAGTTTTGTGCAGCGTCTAGTATAGAATCAAGTGTGTCTTTGCCTTGTGTATACCGACGTATAGCAGTACGTAATGGAAAGTAGTAATCCTGTCCGATTGAATACTCATCATTCTTCATGTGACGAACTGCATTGATTTTTGCGCTGGTATGAACTTTAACTGAAAAGTTAAGAAATTGACTCAGTGAAATCTTGTTTGACATGTTAATTCACCCCCCGTTCAAATATAATAACTAATTATACAATATGTTTTATTAAATGTTGGGAAAGTTAGTCATATTTCCTAACATTCATGTGGCCTTAGCTCAGTTGGTAGAGCGCCTGACTGTTAATCAGGTTGTCGCTGGTTCGAGTCCAGCAGGCTACGTTGCCGGCGGATTTATAAGGGGTGATGCGCTCCTCTCTGCCGCCGGCATTAGTCTTCGTGTTTAACGTCGGCCGTTGAATGCGAGTATCGCTGTGGGCTAATTGGTAAGCCACAATGGAATGTAGGTTCGAGTCCTACCGGCGATATTGTTATACAGCATGGTCACTCATGAGGGATAAAACTGTGTAACATGTGCTTGTGGCGGAATAGGTAGGCGCGTACAATTCATCCATGTGAGAGAGTATATGTATGTGGAATGCTTAAGACCATTGGCAGCGTATATTTGGTGGCTCCATGTAGGGTGCAAATCCCTACCAAGCACATTGAGCAAGTAAGTATGCAAGTGATAGTGTGTGAAATCATTTGAATCAACAATAACTCAGCTTACTTGTTTGTCGCTCGGCGTGGAAAACCGTGCGGCGCTTACATAAGACGCGCAATTAAACGGCCACCAAATTACATGCGGAAACATGTGCGCTGTGGTAACATAATCAAACATGGTTACAAAAACTATAATCGTTTTTCTGATAACAGCTGTGTGTAGGAGTCTGACATTTAGTTGGGCTCTTTTTAGTAAAGTAAATAGTGTGTATTGCAACTCAAATAATGTTGAATATAGTATGATATTAAATTGTATTGTTGAATAACGGGATCGCCATCTTATGAGACAACAATACATAGGCCTGGCTGGCGTCAGGCTTTTTTAGTACATACGATTAGGAGGTAGCACAATGCAAAAAAGCTTTAATTATCAAGATGGTTTTGGTGAGGAACTAAGCCTGGCAATTAATCCATCAAGTGGTTTCTTATTGGCTACCGATGATGTTGGTGGAGACAGTGTAGCAATGTCAATTAGCTTTGATGAGTTGAGACGGCTAGCTAAGCTGATCGATGACGAGGTGCCTCATGGCGAAAATGATAAGAAGTAAATACGGGTACGAGCCGCCTGAATGGGTGCAGGCTGATGCCCGGCTAGATAAGTGGTACAAGGATAAGCGTCGTGCTAAACAGCATGGCGCTTTTAGTTTGGTCAAAAATAAGGAGGTGCAACATGAAAGCACAAAAGAAACCAGTAGTTATTGAGTATTGGCAAGTAACTGACCTAGGTATAGATGATAAAGTTCCAGCTTGGATTTTTAATGCAATGGCTGATCGTGTAATGAATGAGGCTAGAAATGGATGGAACATCAACACCTTGGAAGGCAAAATGCATGCCAATGTGGGTGATTACATCATTAAAGGAGTTCATGGTGAGCTTTATCCATGTAAGCCTGATATTTTCAAACAGACTTATGACTTACTAGATTAATTCTAAACCCGTCGATTTCGACTGGTTTAAAAACGGAGGTGTGGTGGTATGTAATGAAACGAAAGTTAACGCCAAAACAGCGTAAATTTGCCGACGAGTATATCAAGTCTGGAAATGCTGCTGATGCGGCTCGTAAAGCGGGATACAAAGAGAATACTGCAAGGGTAGCCGGTGCTCAGAACTTAACAAAACTTAACATCAAAAAATACATTGATGAACAGATGGCTGAAATAGCTTCCAAACGCATTATGGACGCCACAGAAGCCGTTGAGCTACTTACTAGTATTGCTAGAGGTGAAACTAAAGAAACGGTTATATCGAGCACTCCTGAAGGCGTATACGAGAGCCAGAAGGAGGCAGACTTGAAGACCCGGATAAGTGCTGTTAAGGAGATACTTAAGCGGTATCCGGGCGATGATAAGTTGGTCAAAGCTCAAATTCGAAAAGCTAACGCGGATGCTCGCATTGTTGAGCATAAGGCTAATGAACTTGAAGGCGTTGGTCATGTAAATCCATTGCTTAAAGCTTTAGCCAAAGGAGCACAGCAGTTAGTACCTAAGGAGGAAGAAGACGATGCAAACACCACTAAGTAGTATTCAATATGGTAAGAAACAGGCAACGTTTATTTTTTCTCCATTCGACCATCTGTTTGATGTGAATGAAGGTTCAATTCGTGCTGGCAAGACGGCGGCAGATGATGCCCGGTTAGCGCTGTTTTATTTGGCAACAACGGATGAGAACCATTTAGTCAGCGCCTATAACCAGGAACTTGCTTATAACCTGTTTATCGAAGGTGATGGCATGGGACTAGCCTATATATTTGATGGTGCTAGTCATTTGAGACGTGATCGTGGTGGCGATCATTTAGCTTTAGACCTACCTAGTGGAAAAAAGAAGATTTACTTCAAAGGTGGGGCCAAGTCAAATAGTGCGAATGCTATCCGTGGGATGTCGTTAGGTTCCGTCGCGTACTCTGAAATTAACTTGTTAAACCGCGAGTTCCTTGACGAAACTTTTCGGCGGACGGCCGCAGCTCAGTATCGTTATCATCTTGCTGACCTTAACCCACCGGCACCACAAGACCCAATTATCAAATTCTTTGATGAGCGCGATGCACATTGGTTACATTGGCGTATGTCTGATAATCCAGTGATGACAACCAAGCGTTTGACTGAGATGGAGGCACAGCTTAAGAAGAATCCATATCTGTATAAGCGCGACTGGTTAGGATTAAGAGTTATGCCACAAGGGATTATCTATGACCAGTTTGACCAAGATAGTATGACTAACCATACCTTGATTGGACAACCGGTTGAGATGTACTTTACGGGTGATGCTGGTCAAGATGATGCCACAACAATGAGTTGCAATATTGTTACCCGCGTCCGTCAACCTGATGGGCGCTTTAAGTTTGTTCTAAATCGTGTTGCCAATTATTATCACAGTGGTACGGAGACCGGACAAATAAAGGCAATGAGCACATATGCCACAGAATTAAGAAGATTTATTTTGTGGTGTGTTAACACATACCAATTGCACTACTCAATGGTGTTAGTGGACCCCGCTTCATTAGCGCTACGGCAAGAGCTAATTAAGGTTGGCATCGAGGCTGGTAAGGCGGATAACAACGGGCATGATCATGTTGGCAATTCTAAAGGAATTGAAGTCGGCATTCAGCGGCAGCAATCATTGATTGCAGATGGTCAGTTTGTCTTGGTTGATACGCCGGATAGTGGACTAGCAAATCAGAGCTATGATAATTATCACTTTGTTAAAGAACTTGGTATGTATGTGCGTGATGAAACAACCGGTAAGCCGGTCGATGCCAATAACCATGCAATGGACGAGTGCCGGTACGCTGCTAATTACTTTACGAAGAAATACAAGGGAGGTTACTAGCCTTGTTTAACAGAATACATGATTGGATAAAGGGGGGCTTAGTCAAAATGGGATTAGCTACTGAGTTGCAAAGCGTAACTGACCATAAGAAGGTAATGGCGGATGATGACCAGTATGGATTGATTGCTAAGTGGTTTAGCATTTATCAGTCAACACCGGAATGGTTGAAAATACACAAAAAGTTACCCGACGATTCTTATTTAGATCGTCAGAAAATGTCATTAAACATGGGACAAGTTGCCGCCAAGAAGATGGCAAGTTTGGTATTCAATCAAAAGGCTGTTATTACTGTTAGCCCAAAGAACGCGAAGAATCCTGATGATCCTTCATCGCCAGATGATTATCAAACGATTGAGAATCAGTTCGTACAGCAAACCTTGAAGGACAATCATTTCTATAACAATTTTGAACGTTACTTAGAATATATGTTCGCAACTGGTGGCATTGTTATCCGATTGTACACTGATCGTGGTAAAGTTAAGATTCGATTTGCTACTGCTGATGCATTCTATCCAATCACGTCAGATGCTAATGGTGTAAGTGAAGCCGTCATTGCCTCCGAGTTCATGAGTGACAGTCATTACTATACGTTATTGGAATGGCATGAAGAAACCGATACAGACTATGTCGTGACTAACGAGATCTACAAGAGTACGACCAATAGCAATGATGATTTGGGTGTGAAGATTGATGATTGGAGTAACTTGCCAGATGCGTTCAAAAACATGTCACCGCAGCCAACTAGGTATTCCAAAAAGCTTTATTCACGGCCGACGTTTATCTATTTAAAGCCTAATTTAGCTAATAACTTGCACATTGACAGTCCATTGGGTATTCCTATCTACGCTAACGCCATAGACACATTGCGCCAATTAGATGAAGCCTATGACTTGTTATTCCAAGAATTTGTCAAAGGAAAACGGCGTATTGCCGCACCAGCAAATCAATTGAAACGTGAAGTTGATCCACAAACCGGTAAAACACGGTATTATGTTGATTGGAATGAAGATGTCTATATGGCATACAACACGACAATGAGTGGCGGTGATGGTGAGTCAGCGAAACCGACTGATATTACATTAGGACTACGAAATGAAGCAATTGTGGCTGGCATCAATGATTTGTTGCATTTCTACTCTTCACAAATTGGTTTCAGCGCAGATATGTTTACGTTTGATAGCAAACAGGGTGTTATCACAGCGACGGCGGTAATTAGTGAGAATAGTGATACGTATCAATCAAAAAACAGCCATGAAACGTTGATTGGAGAAGCAATTGAACATATTTGCCAGATTATTGTGGAGCTGGCTAAAAATGATTCTAATGTTCAATATTCAGGTCAAACAGATATTGATATTTCTGTTAACTTTGATGATTCGATTGCTAAAGACCGGAATGACAATTTGGATTATTACATGAAGGCGAATGGTAATCACCCCGTTATGACACAACTAGAAGCAATTAAACGTGCCAATGGAATTACTGATGTTGAAGCTCAACAGGTTCTTGACCAAATCAATGTAGAAACAGCAAATGCTGAAGGTGCAATTGAAGATGTTATCGGTGGTAATGGTAAAGATGGTGAGGATGATGCTTAAGCCGTGGGACTTATCGGGTTATTCTGATGAAGATGCTAACAACTATGCTAGTGTTGAAGACTTGATCTGGTCTTACATTATCAACCTAATAGGAAATGAAGCATCTAAACATGATGATAGGGATAATGAATGGGTAAACGAGTTACTTAACCATGCGGACGATGTACGAAAATATGCTGCTAAATAACTGTCTCACCTACACAGCATGCGTCTAAGCAATTGCACACAAGACTTAGTACAATTAGTCAAGATAATGTCAAACAAGCTGAAAAGTGGCTTAAAAAGGTTACTGGAAAGCAAGTGGATTCGATCAAGGATTCGCAACAGTTTAAGCAAGTTGTTGATGACCAGTTAACAGAGACGGATAATTATCTGAACCTTGCTAGACGTAATATGAGCGCTAATGCGTATCAGATGTTTAGGGGAATTGTTGGTGATGCAAAGCGGTCAATTGATAGTGGTACAACTGCCATCAAAGCAATAGCTAAAGCTAGTGAGCAATGGGCAGAACAAGGTGTACCCGCACTCGTTGATAAGGCTGGTCGAAAATGGTCACCAGATGTCTATGTGCGGACAGTAATTAACTCAAGTATTAATAGTGCTACGAATGATACAGAGTTACTTAGGTATCGTCAGTATGGCTCGTTAGTTAAAGTTAGTTCTCACATGGGATGCCGTCCAAGCCACTTGCAGTATCAAGACCATGTCTACTCATTGGATGGTGATACGGACAAGTATCCAGATTTTGAATCAACAACGGGATACGGTACGATTACTGGCATTGGGGGCATTAATTGTCGACATTATACGGTTCCATATATTGAAGGCCACGGTTCAATGCCAGTGCCACAGCAGTCAGATGATGACAATGCTGCTAGGTATCAATTAGAACAAACTCAGCGACGGCTTGAACGTGAGGTACGAAAAGCTAAGCGTAAATTGATAGCAGCTAAAAAGCTTGGTGATCAAAGTGATATTACGGCTGCACAAGAATTAGTGAGACGTCGTCAGTCAGTTACTCGTCAGTTTGTTAATAAACATGGACTAGTACGTCAATATAACCGAGAAAAACAGTAGTGCCCTTAGCATGGCGTTAAAAGGCTTATTTTTTATACCTTAATTTAGAGAGGAGCAATAAATATGGCAGAAGATAATGCAACGTCAACAGAGTCTACGCCTCCGACAACCCCAGCAACCGATTCAGTGGCAACTCCTTCTTCGGTTGATACAGAGCAGGTAGCCACAGAAGCGCGTACCGAATTATTAAAGTCACTTGGGTTCGATAACGAGGATGACTTGAAAGGTGTCGTCGAACAACATAATAAAGATGTGGCGGCTAATCAGAGTGCATTGGAGGCTAAATCCGGTGAGCTAGACAAGGCTACCAGTAAGCTTGCAAAAGAAACCAGTCGTGCTGAAAATGCAGAAGCACAAGTGGCTGCGCTTAAGCAGGGGGTTGATGCTGACCATTTAAGTGATGCGCTGGCGCTCGCTAAGGCTGACTTAGCAAGTAAAGCTAACGGCGTTAAAACAATCGATGAGGCATTAACAGGTGTTTTGGCACGAAACCCATCGTTTAAAGGTGCAGAAGCTGCACAAGGAACAGCCGTTGCTGGTCAGAACCTTAGTGGTGGTCAAGGTAACATTGCGGTACCTGATTTATCCAAGATTAGCTACGGTGAGGCCGCAAAACTGAAACTAGAGCACCCTGATGTTTACAAGCAAGCTGTTACAAAACTAACAAATAATTAGGAGGAAATAACACATGGCAGATGAAACAACTGTATTAGATAACCTGATTGATCCACAAGTTATGACTGCGATGATTAGCGCTAAATTGCCTAAGGCAATTCGGTTTAGTGCTATTGCACCTGTTGACACTACACTTGAAGGTCGACCAGGCACTGATGTAACCGTACCTCGATACAAGTATATCGGAGATGCGACGGATGTCGATGAAGGTGGCGCTATTGATTATGCCAGCCTAGCAACAGATACCGACATGTTCACGATTAAGAAAGCAGGTAAAGGTGTCAAGATTACTGACGAAGCCGCTCTATCCGGATACGGAGATCCAGTAGGCGAAGGTCAGCGACAAATTACGATGGCAATCGCATCTAAGATTGACAATGACATCTTGGCTACTGCAATGAAAGCACGGCTTACGCTAAGTACTGGCGTTGATGTTACGTCATTGGATATGGTTGATGCAATTGAAGCTGCATTTAATGATGATACGAGTGAGTACGCGGTAGAAGATGATTCGCCGACCACCGGCGTATTGTTTATGAACCCTAAAGATGTCAATAAACTACGTAAGGCTGTTGCTGAGAACTGGACGCGAGCAACTGATTTAGGCGACAACATCTTGTTTAATGGCACATTTGGTGAGTTACTAGGATGGCAAATTGTGCGGTCGCGTAAAATCAAAGAAGGCTCCGCCTTGGCAGTTAAGCCGGGTGCAATGCGTACCTACATGAAGCGGGATGTTCTCTCTGAAAAGGGTCGCGATATGGATCATAAAATCACTAAGTTTAATGCCGATGAACACTATGGTGTTGCAATCTATGATGACACTAAGTTGTTAGTCATTAATCCATTTGATGTCGAAGGCGGTACTGTTATTAACCAAAACGTAACCAGCACTAAGGATACTACGGTTAAAAAGTCCAATAAGGGTAAAGCTGTGGCATCTGATACGCCGTCAAAATAATGTCGCCGTCTAATGTCAAAGCAATGCCTACTAATGACGGTGCGAAGATCACAGCAAAGTAGGCAATTAAATTTAGGAGGAATGTAGAATGGCTAAAGTGTTGAAGGCTTATCAAAAGGGCAATGAAACGGCAATTGCGACTGGTGATGCAACCAGTGTGGCAATTACTGGCTTAGCAGCTGGCACAGTTGTCGCTACTGGTGACTATCAGGTTGCCTATGTGGACGGTAGCCAAGTGAGTGACAAGGTAGATGTTCCGGGATTTACGGTTCTTGCTGCCAAGCCCGCTGATCCACAAAATGTTAAAGCTGCAGCAGCCACTGATGGTGCCAATGTAACTGCTGGTTAGAGGTGATTAGATGCCGATAGTAGATCAAGATTTTTACGCTTACACTTATTTTGGCGAGCAAGTACCAGTAAATATTAATTTTGGACGTTTGGAAATGCGAGCCGAAGAGATGGTCAATCAATACGCAAATTATTATTTCGATTCGCATAATCTTGATGATTTGCCACTTGAGGCTGACCGAATTAACGTGAAGAAGGCTGTCTGCGCTCAGATTGAATGGTTTATTGATTCTGGTGGGGTTGAAGAGCTAGCTAACGCTAAACAATCGGCTAAAGGGATTAGTCATGTAACGATAGGCAAATTTAGTTATGAGAAGTCAGCGCCCACAACGCTGCCACGTGGTACGGCACAACGCTCCAATGCAGCAATCAACTACTTACGACCAACTGGCCTATTGTATCGTGGGGTGCACTAAATGGATGGTATTATTGATCCGATTCCCATCGAGTTGTTAGATGATGACATCAAAGTGACACCCTACGACGCTAATAAAGCCAAACAGGATTCATGGATTACAAGCTCAGATAGTAATGGATCTGATGACTACACGATTAGACATGTACGAGTCGAACCTGCAACCTCAGTGTCGGTTCAATCCGTTGGTGGTAATGCTAGTGCACAGGTTGTCACCGGGGCCTATACACTAATTGTGGATTCAACTAACTCGACGCCACTAGATAGGTTGCCCAAGATTAACGACAAAGTTGAAGTACAAAGTACTCACCAATCGCTAATTGTGAAGAGCCTTGATCCTATTTATGATTTCGGTACGCATGTTCATCATTGGGAAGGGGTGCTGCAATGACTAACAAAGTAGACTTGTCACCATTAGTTACACGTTTGAATAATCTTAATGTGCTGACAAACCGACTAGCAGATGTGATTGTGCGTGATTCTGACCAATATGTGCCATTTCTAAATGGTGATTTAGCTGGCCATGTATCGAGAATTCAAACCGGTACTGGCGTTACTATTGTTTGGACAGAGCCGTATGCGGCCTATATGTACGGTGGTAAAGTAATGGTGAAAGCACCAGATACAATGGGCCAACGGAGAGGTTATCACAAAGTAGTGACGGATCGGCCCTTGAATTATAACCACACTAAGCATGCGTTAGCGCAAAAGGGTTGGGTTGATAAAGCCTATTTGGTTAATGGTCACAATTGGGCAGCGCTCGTGGCACACGGATTGGGGGCGACGTAGTGAGTCAAGTTGACCTTGATCTGGATGTTCGGGTTGCTAATTATATTAGTGCTAACGTTAAGCTGTTTGATACGTTAACACTTGGCAATGACTATGCTCCTGGAATGTCACTGAGTTATACATTGCAACCCGCTGGACCGGCAACGCGATATTATGACGGTCGCCGCCGCCGTAGTTTTGCATTTGCAATCACTGCTAAACATCCACACGGAATTGTTTGTATTAACACTCTCAGTGCCATTATGGACATCATGGAGAATGCAACGCCGATATCAATCAAAAGTGAGAATGGAAGTTTCAAATTCATAAGCGCTAAGATGACAACCTCACCGGAGTTTTTAGCCACTGTCCAGGATGACGATGGTCAAGATGCTCAAAAGTATGGTGTCTATCAAGGCGCTTTTAGTGTACAAGTAATTATTTAATTTAGGAGGAATGAAAAATGGCTGATGCTACAACACCAACAACTGACTCGAATGACAAAAATGTCTTAGGATCGATCCAAGAAAACTACTTAGACGAATACTGGGTAGGTAAGACTGCGGCTGACAAGACAATTACCTGGTTATACTTGGGTGATGGGATTACGACCGGCACACCCAAGTATACTGATAAGAAAAAGTCTGCTGCCTATTACAATGGCGGTGGTCAGGAACGGCAGACAGTGACTGGGGTAACGTCGTCATATGATATCTCCGGGGACCGCTCAATTGGCAATCCGGCTCAAGATGACATTGCCGACATGAAGCAAAAGACTGGTGGCTTACGTGAACGGATGTTCCGTAAAGTGCAATGGGTGCAAGAAGAAGATGGTTCCTTAACGCCTAATGCAATTGAATCAGGCATGGGAACATTCTCTGATATCGATGACGGTGGTGGTGCTGCCGATGATAATGGTAGTTTCAAAACTACTATGACGTATAACGCTGCTCCAGGTTTAATTGCAAAAACACAAGCTGCTGATATGAAAGCTGCTTTAGCAGATACACCATGTCAAAATGCGCTTATCTTGCATGTCAAAGCTAATTTACCAGATGGCACGTCAAAATAGTAGCACCATCAAGTATCAATGCAATGCCTACAACTGATGGTGCAGTGGTAACAAGTATGTAGGCAAGTGGCGGAGTAATCCGTCATACATAGCACTAAAAATATTAGGAGGTACCAGCATGAGTGATGTAATTAAATTAGAGGTTCCTAGTGACAGTATGACTTTTGAAATTGGTGATAAGAGTTACACGGTGAGCTTTGCGGATAAATCATTTGCTGTTTTTACAGATCAATATAATGATATTAAAATGGCTGAGGTGAAATTACAGCAGGAGTTACATCATCGATCAGTTGAGTTAACTGATAAAGAAGCTCAATTGGAAAAAGATATGATTAATGAACCAATGACGGCGTTAGATCATAAGAAACAAGTCTTACAACGACGCTATTTACGAATGTATGATGATATTCAGAACAAATATAAGCTTGAAGCTAAGGAACGCTTTTATCAATTACTTGATGGCATGTTTGGTAAGGATGCTGGCAAGGAACTATACCATACTTGCAATGATTCCATGGTAGTATTTGCTAAGGTTGTCGCTCAAATCATGATTAACGTAGAACAACATACGGATATTTCCGATTATCGCGACAAGTACTTACAGTCCATTACAGAATTGCGGAAGAATGAACAATGAGTTTTACCGAGATAAACACTAACAGCATCGTATTTCAGAAACATCGGTATCGTTTAGACCTTTCATTTCGCATGGTGTTGCTCTATTTTAAAGCGATCCGGGATGAAGGTCTCACTATACCGGAGCGTGTAGAAGTCAGCTTAAAAGCGCTGGTATTAGACGATACGAGCAAGCTACGTTTTGAGGATAAGGGCCAGTTACTATCTGAAATATTTAATACAAAAATCAATAATGACCGCGATCGGGTTCGAGCCAAGGTGCTCAAGTCTGGTAAGCGGTCTTTTGATTTTGATGAAGACGAATCGTTAATCAAGGCTGGGTTCCAACAACAATACGGTATCGATTTAGACCGAGATAGCCTCAGTTGGGAACGGTTTACCACTATGTTGGATGGTCTTAATGAAGATACGCAATTTAAAAAAGTTATCAGGTTTCGACTGACCAAGGTTAGCGATGATATGGATGCTGATACGCAAACTTATTTAAAGCAAATGAAGCTGATTTATGGATTAAAGCAAGCTCACGCCGATGGTGATGGCAAGTTGACGCCAGATGAACTATCTATCGAGCTAGATAATTTAGACATGCCACACAAGGCGTTACGGATGAAAGAGTTACGGGAGCGAGGAAAAATATAGAAAGGATGTGTGTAGATGGCTGATATTGCTGGTAGTGTCAAGATTAACGTGGACTTAATCGCTAAAGAGGCACTTGCACAAGCCGAAGTTCTTAAGCGAACATTTAAAGACGTGGATGTTAGCCCGAAAGCAGCTGCCAATTTAAAAGTGTTGAATCAAGGGTTAGAGACAACTGCAGCCAGTTATAGTAAGCTATCAGCCGCTCAAGAACAAGCAGGGCTGCACATGTCTTCTCAAGTTTCTAAGTTGAACTCTTATAAAGCGCAGTTGCAAGCTAACCGACAAGAGATGACAGCAACAGCTGGTGAAATTGGTCGTCTGTCACGAGCAGAAGGTGATAATTCTGCTCAAGTAGTAGCAGCTAAAAGTAAATATGCTGCCCTTGAACGTGAACAGCAAGCTCTGGTTTTGTCAGCAGGCAAGTTGCAAAAGAGTGTTGGTGCATTAACACCTGAAATGGCTGCCGCAGCTGACAAAGCCATGATAATGGGTACTAAGATACAAAATGCTGGTGAAAAGATTAGCTCTCTTGGAAGTAAGGCCACTATTGGTTTTACGGTACCTATTGTCACAGCACTGGGTGTAGCAACTAAAGCCGCTTCCGATTATCAATATCAATTAGCTGATATCCGTAAGGAAGTTGTTGCACAAGGATACTCTGCTAGCCAAACAAGCTCAATTATGAAGAATCTATCTTCAGACACATTAAAATGGTCCAAAGAGTTTGGTGTTGGTACCAAAGAAATCAATGATGGTATGTTTGAATTGGTTTCTAATGGTTACAATGTCAAACAAGCCATGGGAATGATGCCAGAGTTGTTAAAGACTATGACTGCTAATTCCGATCAGTCTGGGGAGTCTATTAAACTGACCGCTTCTATGCTTGAACAATTTGGTCAGAACTTGGGTTCAAACAGTACTGTAATCAAGAATGGTAATAGCTTGATGAATCAGATGACTGAAGCCACCCATAAGTCAGCCATGTCATTAGACGATTTGAAAGAAATTAGTGGTAATGCTGGTGCCGCAATGCACGCCATGGGCGTTAAAACATATGAATTTATGGCAATTGCAGGGCGCTTAAAGTCTGCTGGTATTGACGCTAGCTCTGTTGGTACGGGGCTGTCATCATTGATGACACGAGTTGGAACAGGGACAGGTCAAGCAGCTAAGGATTTAAAGAAATACAATATTCAAGTATTCGATAGCAAAGGCAAAATGAAAGACGTCTTTGATATTCTTGGACAAATGCAGGGTGCTTACCAGAAAATGAATGATAAGCAACGCCAGTCATTTATGTACAACGTTGTTGGTCAGGAAAACATGAAGGTCGGTATGACCTTGATGGACGCTAATCTTGATCGGTACAAATCGTTATCTAATGAGATCGAACACAGCAATGGAACCGTTGATAAATACAACAAAACCATGCGTAACACGAGTCAGTTCACCATGGCCCAATTTAAATCTAGTTTAAACGCTTTAGAGATTGAATATGGGCAGAAATTCCTACCAACCCTCACGCCCATTATTCGTGAGTTAAAGAATATGCTAGACCGTTTTAGCGACTTAGATCCGGCAACGCAGAAACTAATTCTTAATACAGGCTTAGCTGTTGCGGCTGGTGGACCATTGATTAGTATGTTTGGAAAATTGACCTCTGGTGTAGGGCTACTAACTAGTGGATCTATGAAATTATTGGTTGGTGCTGCCAAGCTATCACCGTTATTTGGCACTTTAGTTAAAGATGGCGGCGCGGCCAGCACTGTCATTGCTGGCCTTAGTGGTGGTGCAGAAGCAGGTTCAGCATCCTTGTTAGGTTTAGGTGGTTCAGCATTAGGTACAGTTTCAGGATTAGGTGCATTGGCTGCGGCGGCTGCCCCTGTTGTATTGGGTGTAGCAGCTGTGGGGACAGCAACTTACTTTGCGATTAAAGCCGGCAAGGAGCATAGTGATCAATTAAAGCGTCAGCGTGATTCAATGGATAAGTATGGCGCTAATATCAGTCAGAACTCACAGAAAGCAATTGGCTCATTCAATGACCTACATCAAAAAGCCAAGAATGATATGGCGCTATTGGATACCGCGGTAGGCAAGCAGTCTAAACAATTATCTAGCGATGTGGTTACTAAATACAGTAAGATGGCTGATTTGGTTGAACAACAGTTTTCCAAGACTAAAAAGGCTGGGATGGATGCACTATCCGACTTATCCGGAAGCTTTGGAAGTGCTGGCAATAGCTGGGTAACGCAAGTTGAAAAGGGCGTTGATAAGCGGGCTGATGGGCAAACTAGTAAGCTTGAAAAAGCTAAAAAAACGATGGAGAGCATTTTAAAGTCAGTTGACGGTGACTTCTCAAAGCTGTCTACTACTCAAAAGGCTAAACTAAATGAGGCTGAGGCTTACATTGATTCGCAGATTTCTGCGTTTGGCTTGGCTTACAAGGACCAACAAGCCTTGTATAAAGCTTATGCGCAACAGCATGGAACTATTACAGATGGCATGTATAAGGCGGACGTCAAGTCAGCAGATTCGGCATATTCCAAGACTTATGGCAAGGCAAGTGATAGTTATAAGAAGAGTCTGTCTGAGCTGAAATCGTTAAGAAAAAATGACCAAATTAGCAAGGGCCAATACGACCAAGCACTTGCCATGCTGGATGCTAAACGTAACAAGCAGCAAACTCAGGCCTCACTGGAATACATCAAAACTGAAAAAGCGGCCGGCGATGCGTATAACAATAACGGTCGCGAAAGCTTGCGTACTAAGCAAACGCTTGATGATGAATACACGAAAACGATTACCGATGAGAATGGCAAAAAGGAAAAACTTTATTGGGACGATGTTAGCAACAGCGAAGAATCGGCAGCTAAGTGGATTGCTGATCATAAGAAAGACAATCAGAAGTACATTGATGATCAAGTCAACGCACATGGGACCATTGAAAAGAATATAGCTAAGTTCCAGAAGTCTCAGGAAAAAGCCTATGAGGCAATGGGGATGTCTGACTCTACTGCTGCTGCACAAGCAAAGGTAGATGCCGATAATATGCTGGCAGAGACAACAAAAGCAGGTGCTAAATTGGCCGCAAGTGCTGAAAAAACGCATGATAATTATGTTAAGTCTTTGAATAAAGGCACTTTGGGAAGCCCAGCCAATGTTGCTAAGCAATGGGGACTTGATCTTTCTGATAGCGCTGCAAACATTTCTCTTGGTAAATACGGATACAAAACTGCACAACAATTTTGGACTGATGTCAAATTTGGTAGCAAACAGGGTTATGAAGAAGCACAAGTGTATTTCAATTCAATTCTAACTGGCTTCAAAGATGACGGCAAAAAGAATATCAGTGATTTAACCGATTCTGAACAGGAAGAACTTCGATCAGGTCTTTCAACGGGAATCTTATCTTTGAAAGATTTAGCTCCTGTTTTTGGAAATACAATTACTGGTCTTTTCCCACACGACCTATCTAAACTGAGTGAAAAAGAAATGGATACCCTGAAACAAGGGTTAACCGATGGGGCCGTGACTATTTCAGATTTGAAACAACAATTTGGAGACAATATTACCAGTTTGTTTCCTAAGGATCTATCAAAACTCGGAAAAACTGATATAGCAACTTTAAAAGAAGGACTCAAAAGTGGTGATATCACTGACGCTCAATTGAAAAGCCGCTATGACAAACAATATGCTGCTATTTTTAAGCAAGATTTATCTAAATTGGGCAAGAGCAATATTCAAACACTCAAATTAGGCTTGGATTTAGGTATCATTACCAAGAGTGGTTTAAAGACACGTTATGGTAAAGCAATTTCTAATATCTTTGATCATAACTTGAAAAAGATTGGTCAAAAAGATATCGATACCTTAGCAAATGGTATTGATTTAGGAATCCCTGGTGCTAAATCTGCATTGAATAAGCTAAAGTCGGCAGTAAAGAGTGGAGCTAAAATCAATATCACTGGTGAAGGGTCATGGACCATGGATACCCTTAACAAGGCTTATGCTGATAAAAAAATTTCAACTGAAAACTACTTGAAAGTATTAGCAGCGATGGTTAAGGGGAAGACTAATATTGATATTGGCGAAAGTGGCCGTAAGACCATGGATAGTTATAACGATGGTATCAACGGTGAGAAAAAGGTGCCTATTAATTCAGTTACAGGGACTGCTCAAACCATCAAAGATGTTATGACTTTGGGGCAAAAAGCTGTTGGTGCTGGTAACGATACAATGGAATCATTCAATCAAGGCTTAGTCGAGAAAGCTGCCGACCCCCTGAAGTCTGCTGGCGGAGTTGGAAAGGGTGTGGCTCATAACCTCGATCAAGGTGGAGCTAGCGTTAATGCATTGTCTAAAGCTGTTGGTGGCAAGAGTTCTTACACAGCAACTGAAAACAAGTTAAGTATAACGACAGGGATACCACATAAAACCGGTACTAATGGTAAAATCACAAGTCCTGAAACTGCAATAGTCGGTGATGGTTATAAGCCAGAATTGATCGATTACGGTAATGGATCATTAGGACTGTCACCGGCTGTTCCAACTGTGACCCACTTGCCTGTCGGTGCTCAAGTCTTTTCAGGTGAGGACACTGAAAAAGCGGCACCAGTCCTTAAAATGATGGGGCTACCGATGTTTGCGACTGGTTCCGGTGGCAACATCGTTGATTGGATCAAGAATCTATTTGGTGATGCTATGAAGTTCATGGAGCACCCTATTGATAACTGGAAGAAGTTAGTCGATTCAAGTTTCCAAATGAACCTATTTCCGGGTGGATCACAAAATCATTTTGGACCCGACACAAAGTCATGGGAAAAGAAGCAAACTAACTGGTTGAAAAAGCTAGAGGATAGTTTAGGTGACTTGGGTGGCGGCGGTGCAACGTACAATCCAAGCATGATTAAACGTGCAGCGCTTGCTATGAAAACCAGTATAGACGGTGAAAAATTAAAGCAGTTACAATACTTGATTAAAAACGAATCAGGCGGCAATGCCCACATTAGAGGAATTGATGACGGTGACGGTACAGGTCCAGCTATGGGGCTACTACAATACAAACGATCTACTTTTGATACCTACGCACTACCCGGGCACCACAACATCTTATCTGCATGGGATCAATTATTAGCGTTTTTTAACGATAGCAATTGGAGTTCAGATATTGGTGTAGGTTATAACGGCAAATATGGTGAGTGGCGTGGACAAGCTTCCGGTCCAAGTGGTCATCGTCGTTTTGACAAGGGCGGTGAGTCCTATGAAAAGCAATTAGCATGGGTATCTGAGCATAACCAACGTGAGATTCATATTCCGGATGATCAGTCGAATTACAGCAAGTATTTAACGGACCAAGCTGTCAAGATGTCATTTGGTCAGCAGGCCTTCGTTGCTACAAGTGCGGAGCAGGCCGCTGGATTAAAGAGTACCATCCCCTTAGATGTTCCTAAGAACGGTGGGCCCGTCGCAGTCAGTGGTACAGCGGCGAACGGAACTGGTGAGGTATTAGGTATGGTCAAGTCATTAGTGGACGCAATTACTAGCAAGACAGTTAACATCACTGCCAAACTAGATAATGGCGTCCTTTTTAATGCCCAGTATCCGTTAATTAAGCTGGCTCTAGGCCAAGATGTTGTCATTGATCGAGCGAGAGGAGGCAAATAGATGGAGTTAGATATTCAAGTGATTCAACAGGATGGCAGTAATTACTGGCTATCTGATTTGGGTATTCAAGTAGAAAAGTTTTCACCACCTGCACCAACGTTCACTCGAACTTACACGTCAGTTGGTAAGTACAATGTAGCTTCATCTGAAACACACACGAGTGAACGCAAGATACCGCTAGTTTTTGACGTTAAAACAATTGACTCAGTTGACCAAGAACTAATGCGGTTGAAGCTGTTTGATTTATTTCGTGGTTACGAAGATTTTTATGTTGTTAGTAGCGTCATTCCATCGATTCGTTGGCCAGTCCATGCGGATGATGGTTTTAATGTAGACCCTTATGAAGCGTCACCTATTATGACGGAGGATATCACAGTTAACCTAGTTGTTACTGGTGGATTTGGTGAGACGATTAACACTACTGCTAACATGGAGAATAACATTCCATTAGGATTTGATATTCCGTTTGCATGTTTGCCACCGTATCGTTTCACCAATCAAAGTGACGTCAAGGTGTTTGTTGGTGGCTCAATTCCGCTGCTGGCTGATGGCAAGACGGCCACATTAACCTTCCATGGAGATGTGGCTAGTCAATTATCGATTACTAACAAAACTACGGGACAAGTGTTTCAGTTAAATCAAGCGTTGAAGAAATCCCAAACTCTAATTTTATATGGCATGGTTCCAGTTGTGGATGGCGTGAATGTCTACAGCAAGGGGAATCATGCCTATTTAGATTACGTCAAAGGGATTAATGAATTACTGGTGGCGGGTGCAACGAATTATGATTTGGAGTTTGATACACGTTATTACGTTTAGGGGGTGTGACAGTGTTTTATTTACGTGATGTAACAGGTAACGAACTACCAGTTATCCCAATTTCAGCACAATTGACTGAAACCGTGAATCAAGTGGCGCAGTTGGAATTGACGTTCATTAACACGGGTACGAATGCGTCTGCTGTAGGTATGTTGCAACCACGCACGCTTTTGCTAGATTCTGATAGTGGTGAAGCTTATCGTATTCAGACCATGAATGGATCTAACATCGGTGGTAGTCGCAATGTTAAAGCAACGTTTCTAGGCGCTGTGCACGATTTAAATGACCATTACGTTGAGAAGAGTATAAAGGGATCCCAGTCGCTCGATAGCTGCATGCAGCTAATTACTGAAGGCACTGGTTTTACGTATACGATTCATGATGATTTCAATCATTATGATTTTTCTGAAGATTTCGGTACTGGATTAGCGTTTGATTTATTCTTAAACACTTTGATGTCGGACTTCAATTTCGAATGGACTAGTACGGGCAAGCACATTGATATTTATAAACAAGTCGGTAAGCGTGATGCTTTCGTTTGGTTAGATGGATTGAATCTTAGCTCGTTGACAGATGAGAGTGATTACACGACGATTGCAACTCATATTAAAGGTACAGGTAAGTTAGACGACAAAGAAAAGCCATTGGCTACTGCTGAGTACACGAGTCCTAACGCAACAACGTGGGGTGTAATTGATGCAGAGCCAATTTCTGATGAGCGGTTTACAAACAGTGATTCATTGCTGGCATATTTGAAATCAAAATTACAAGATGTGCCGTTGATTCAGCGAACTGCGACATTGAATGATTTCATGACTAACTCGGTACCTGGAATGATTAATAACAGTGGGGTTGGGAATTATGGCTATATTCGGGATCGCAATGGTGTTGATGTTGAAACTCGAATCAGTGAAACCGTGATTGATTTGGTTAACCCAGCGACGACAAGCGTGACATTTGGCAATATGACCAAAAGCTTTACACAAATCACCGCGGGATTGCAGACTGCACATAATGACTCTGGTAAAAAGATTGAGCAATTAAAAGCCGGACTTGATGCTGTAGATGGCAATGATTTGATTACTGACACGAGTACACTAGCAAGACTTAATGCGCTGGGCGGTGTCTTGAATGGATAAAATGACGGTGCAACAAGCTATTGAGATTCTTTCAATGCAGTTTCCAATTAGCTGGGAGAAGATTGCCAATAAACCAGATTTAGTGACTAGTGATGACTTGGACCAGCGACTAAGTTTAATTGGGCGGTTAACCTCACCAGATGGTACTGCATGGGTACCTAGCATTGATAATGATGGGAAAGTCATCTGGAAAAAAGTAAAAAAGGAGGAAGAAGATGGCAATACAACTGGCAACGAATGAACTGTCTTCAGTTAATGACGCACCATTCCGTGATCTGCTCATTTCGAATTTCGCCACGACTCAAGAAGTTTTGAATGAGCTGCTAACGTATCAGGGCAACATTAATAAACAGCTTAGTACGCTGACAACAAACATCAACACAAGCGTCGATGGTAAGCTGATTAAGCAAGATTCTGTTTTAGTCGATAAGCTAAAAGCACAATCACAGGACCTGACTAAACGCATCAGCCACATCATCATGGGTACTGACACAGACTCAATACCATGCCGTACTGAACAAGATGCTTTTAGATGGCGAGCTGAGAGGCCAGCGCGGCGACGCTGGTAAAGATGGTCGCGATGGATTAGACGGTGAGAGCGCGTATCAAATCTGGCTTGATGCTGGCAACGTGGGTAGCAAAGCTGACTACTTAGCCAGTATGAAAGGCAAGCCGGGCGACAAAGGGCCGGCGGGTCCAGCAGGTAAAGACGGCGCGATGAGTAGTGCGGATGTCGATAAGATGGTAGATAGTGCGCTAAGTGATGTACAAGTTGGCGGGCGGAACTACATCAGCATGGGGAATACCGTCCCTGGCTATGTGAACGCAAATGACGGCAACATACTTAGCCCAAATTCGTATTCGCAAGAACGAACATCGGACTATATTAAGATCGATTCAACTAAAATATATCATTATCAGACTTGGATTGAAATTGCAGCAGTAACTGATAGTACAACAATCTGGTCTAGTATCGCTTTCTATGATAAAGATAAGTCCTATATTAGCCGACTTGCCAATGGATATAATTCGGTTACGATTCCTGGAATTTATCATAATGATTATTTGGTTGATTCAACTAATATTCCAGAAATGTCAGCGTATGTTCGGTTGAGCTGGCGAACGTATGGTGGAACTAATAGTCATGCAATGTTTGAACTTGGAATTGTTGCACATGATTGGTCACCAGCACCTGAGGATAAGGTGACGGATAACCATAATGGGACCATCACAGTAAACGGTCAGCAAGTGGATTTAACCAATGTAGCTGCGGCTACCTCGATTCTTCAAGGCAAGACACTGGACATCATCGGTGACAGCTACGTAGCCAACAATGGCAAGCCGATATCTGAAACGTGGCATTATAAGATTGCCACTCAGCATTCTATGAAGTACAACAACTACGGTATCAACGGCAATGGGCTAGTCACTACGAAGGCAACGGGCACACCAGTAGTCAATCGGGTTAGCACGATGGACAGTTCAGCCGATTACGTCATCGTGGTTGGCGGTAAGAATGACTACAACCAGCAAGTTCCAATTTCGGATTTTAAAGCTGGATTAGTCAAGCTGATTCAAGAGTTGGCCGAGCGGTTTGTTGGTAAGAAGATTTGTTTCTTCACACCTTGGTCAATTGTGGAATCTGAGACGATGAATATCCCACTGGCCCAGTATTCGCAGGCCATTGAGGACGTTTGCGGTGCGTACTCCATCCCATGCTTCAATTCAGCTAAACGCAGTGGAATCCTTGCGTACAGTGGCGCATTTCAGACGAAGTACTTCCAAACCAGTACTGACCGCAGCCACTTAAATGACGCTGGGCACAACTTGTTTGTAAACCCAGCTACCAAGTTCTTAGAAAGTTTATAGAGGTGATTACTAAATGGAAATCTTAACATTTAATGTGGACTTGGATAAGCGAAATCTAGTTGAAGATAAGCAAAACTTCAACATTAATTTTCATGACTCCAAGTACGCTTGGATTCAAGCCCGGCAGTATGAAGATTCAATGCGTCAGGTTGAAGTACATGTCGTCCATGGAGACAACTCGCCATTTGATTTGACGGGCGTGAATCCTAATTTTTTCGGTTGGTTACCAGAAGGCAACTACCGAATCATTGATGCTAAACACGCGGTCATGTTGGACCCAGTCAACGGGATCTTCCGCTTCGACTTTCCCGCAGCCGCGTTTGCAATTGCGGGTTCTTACAAGCAAGCATTCTTTCGTCTTATGAAGGATGGCATGAATATCTCGACGTTAGAATTTAGTTTGGACGTGCTAGCAGATAAAGTCATTTCAGGCTTGATCCCTAGCGACTACATCACGCCATTTAACGACCTGTACGGCGAACTAGGCGACATCGTGAAGAATGCCAAGGGCGATTTAGCAGCGGCGCCGAATGGACTACCAAGTTGTCGACGCTATTCTCCGACTTGAGTAAGCAAGGTATTGACACTCAGACTATGCTGACAACACTTGAACAACAAATTAAGCAGGATGGTTTGATGACCCAAGCAGACTTGGATAAAGCGCTGGGTTCTTTCCAGACTAAGTTTGCAAAGCTTCAAAGCAAAGTTGACGCGTCAGTAGCCAGTGCCACGACTTTCGCAACTATGCATCGCTTAGGTCAGAAGTACCGCACGCAAGGGTCAGTAGGCTCAAACGCGCAAGGCTTCGCTGGACTGGGCGGTACGACGGTGGTTCAATACTTCCAGAACTTCCAGCCGATGGATCGACAGTACGGTACGCTGGTTAAGTTCAATGTGGAAACTGGTACGGAAATTCTATCGAATGAAATCAAAGGCTACCACGGAAATTCAATGACGTATAACGCTAAGGACGGCATGCTATACATGGCAATGGCCGAAGATTCAACTGGTGTTGACACTGCACAGAAGACAAAAGTATTACAAATTGACCCAGCAACGCTAACTATCAAAAATACAATCGATTTGACGGCTAAGACAGCACTGCCAATTATTCATTCTATTGGCTATGACAGCGCAGACGATTGCTTTATCGTAGCGGATAATAAGACAATGGAGTTCTACGATGCCGGTTGGAATTTACAGTTTACTATTCAGTGGGCCGACCTAATTGGCTATGTGCCAGGGTTCATGCAAGGCGTACAAGTCCACGGTAGTGACCTGTATTGGATCGGTGGCCGCAAGTCGCAAATCTGGACGTATACCATTGATTATGACAATAAAGCCATTGACTACCGTACGACGTACTCATTTGATGATTTCCAAGAAGGTCTGTACCCGACTGGCGAACTGGAAGGCTTAGCCTTTACCGACAATGGCAGTATCTACATCTGCTCCCATATTACGGTTGGTAAATGGGGCGGACTGACACAATATTTTGTTACTAATAAAAACTTCAAAACCCCAATTGCTGGGTCAACACTAGTTTCGATTCAAATTGCCAGTCCAAGTCCAACTGAGTTCTTTGTGGGCAATAACACGGCCTATAATCCCGATGGTACTAAGTCGAACCCATTCGCGAGCCTGCTGGAAGCAACGACTTGTATGCGGACACCCTACACACCATTTAAGAAGCTGACGATGCTGACCGATATGGACGACACGCTGGCCTTAATTGATATTGATAATGCGATGCTCAATACGCAATCACATAAGGTCAAAGCTACCGTCATTATCAATTGCAGTAACTTGTATATCCCATCGCTTCAAATGACCGGTTATTCGCGATATAAGATGAATGCTCTGTATATCTATAACTCGCAAACACGTATCAACGATCTAAAATGTCCTGATTTAACGGCTAACCCGGACGTCACCGAAGCCGTTCACATTGAACGTAGTGGCGTATTCATTCAAGATAACTCGAAAGCTCGGATTACTTTATATAATTCGACGTTTGATACAGCAGGTAGCACTTTCAATTTGACTAAGGATAACTTCATGTCAAAAATGTTTGGCAATCAGGTATTGGGCACAATTACTAACGTAGCTAACTCTAACGAACTGAGTTCGAAGGACTTCGCTTACTACTCTGTGATGAACGTGCACATTACAACCCAAATTGCCGGTGATACTGTTGGCTTTCAGCTTTCAGCACCTATCGCAGGCGGAGTTGTAAATTTGATTGGTCATTCGCAGTCGTCTGATGTGATTTATCTGTGCGCGTTCCACTACGTCAAGGATAGTCCAGCCAATACGACGTTAGAGTTCTTCTCACTGCCGGCATTTACCAAGGTGACGCCAACGAGCTACTCAATAACAGCTACTGTGTCAGATAGATAAGGAGAGATAGCATGAAGCTTACTTTAAATGAAGATAACCATATTATTGGTGTTGATCAGGACGATAGCACCTATGACTATACCGGCTATGTCCCCGATGATTTGACGACCCACGCCACGGATGGCTTCTACATGGTTATGTACAACACAATCATGCCAGTACCAGCTACTAGTGAGGGGACGGCAACGACTACGCCATCGCCCGTAATGCAAGCAGTCAATGTGTTAGGACTAAAGGTCGCAGCACTGGAACAGAAGATTGGGAGTGAAACGCATGTTTGATTTTGTCAAAATGATGTTTGAAGCCGGCTGCCGGATTGAGGGCTATGTTGGCTATGGCGCAATTACGTCTGATGACTACAAGACGATTACCGGCGAGGACTACGTGTCGCCAACCACTGAATAATAGGAGATGATAAGATTGAAACTCAAAAGTAAACTAGCACTGACTGGAGCAGCCACCATGGCGGCTCTTTTTTTAGGGCTAAATGCTAACGCTGCCCGCATGGATATGGTCGATGTGTCGAATAATAACGGCTACATGTCAACGGCAGAGTACGTTTCCATGCGTAATGAGTTCGGTGTTAAGGCCCTTACCGTCAAAATTAGTGAGGGAACAACCTTCAAAGACGGCTATGCTGCTAGCAATATTGCTAATGGTCAAGCAGCTGGCTTATACGTCAACGGCTATCATTTTGCCCATTACAAAACTAAGGCACAAGCAATTGCCGAAGCTGACTTTGCCGGTAAAACGGCTAAAGCGGCAGGACTACCAGTTGGCGCAGTATTGGCAACGGACGTAGAATCACAGGAAGCCAATAACCAGTCCAAAGCGACCAATGACCGCAATAATGCGGCCTTCATGAAAGAGATTCAGAAATTTGGTTATCGGGCCGACATTTACACGTCAGGATCATGGGCTAACAGTAAGATGACCATCAAGGGCAAAACTGGCTGGATTGCTGCTTACCCGTATGTGGTTAGCGGTAAGAACTGGTATTCAACTAACCACGCATGGCAGTGGTCATCAACGGCTAAGTTCCGTATCAGCTATGGTGGATTCGATGTTAGCCAATTAAATAGCAACTACTACACTGCTGGCCAGAAATCAACGGTCAAGCCGACTAATAAAGGTGCAGTTAAGGCTAACAACCAACAAGCTAACAAAACATTTCCAAGCCATCTGCGTCAGCCAAGTGGGTCAAGGAAGCGAAAACTTACACACTCAAGACGGCGGTTAAGCTGCGCACAGGCGCGTCAACGTCATCAAATGTGATCACTATTTTGCCAGCTGGAACCACGGTAAAGACCGACCATGCTATCATTCAAAGTGGCTATCGCTGGGTACGTCAGCCACGATTTAATGGTTATGGTTATCTAGCAACCGGCCCGGCAAGCAATACGCTGGAATATGTAAAGAGTGGTGCAACTCACACGTATTACACAGTCAAGTCTGGCGACAGCTGGTGGGCAATCGCACAACGCAACGGCCTAAATATGACTACATTAGCTAGTCAGAACGGCAAGACGATTTACACCACTATCTATCCTGGCCAGCGATTGGTGGTGCGGTAATTGCATACACTATTAGGATTAGGCTGGGATGAATGGGGATCGATTGTTGCCATTGTCACTAGTATTTGTGTATTAGCTAATTGGATTCTCAATAAGACGGTCCGTATCCCGCTTAACGATTTAGGCAAGCGGCTTAGCCGTTTTACCGATGAAAGTTTAAAAGTGAGACAGCAAAATGCCGACACAATGAACGCTATTGAAAATCGGGTCATTAAGGTAGAAGGCCGGTTAGATGGTCATGACATTGAATTTAAACACCTATATGAAAAGGAAGCCAAAGGAAATGAAAAAAATTAGTTTTAAGAACGCTGACGGAAGCTTGAATGGAAAATTAATTGCTGGGATTATTTCGTTACTGATCGTTTTGATTCAACAAGTCTTAGCCATGTTTGGCATTAAATTTACTGGTGACTGGTCAGCCATTGTCGCTGTTATCAACACTGTATTAACGATCCTCGGGATGCTGGGCGTTATTACTGATGTTCAAACAGTTACGGCACCAGCAGTTAAAAGTGACGAGGAAAGTCAAGTCGAAGCAGCAGCTAATAAAGTCGCTGACGAAGCGCAAGCACCCACGTCTACAGTTGCTGTAGTGAATAGTTCTGCATCATATGACGCTGAAATGGCGTCAGAATCCGCCTCACAAGCAGGCGAAAAGTAGTATAATTAAATATTAAATTTGCTAATCCCCTGCGTTTCGGCGTGGGGGATTTTTTGTTAACAAAATATATAAAAAAGAGCCAGTCAAGACTGGCCCAATGTTTAAATAAATAAAATGGGTGTTCTGTTTCTCCTAAGATAATAAAGAACACAGTTATTATACATTAAACCTGATTAATATAACAAGGACTTATTAATATTTTTCTATAGATTACTTTCGGTATTGTGATATAAACCGACAAGTGTTATTATGTCCCTTGTCCTGTTATTAGTATCACAGCTTTCAAATCCCCCCAAGATTGTCGGTTAGTGGTGCCGGAAGTGATGAGGATAATCTTCTGCTTGATGAGTGGAAGATTTTTTTGTGTTGCTTGCCGGTATATTTTGTTAGTGAGAGTTTAGATTTAGCATTATTAGCTGTCAATATAGCTAATTAGATAACTACAAGACTTTACAGAATAGCAAGTAATAAGTATAATATTAATTGTCTCTAGTGTAGTTTCTAGATGATAGTTATAACTTGATTACTTCCCCTGCGTTTCGGCGTGGGGGATTTTTTGCGTAAAAAGCCGCCTGCTGTGAGGGCAGACGGCTAATACCTAAGAAAAAGTATCTTAGCGAAAGAGAAAACCAGATTATTACTAGGTTCCATTATTATCATAGGAATATATGAAAAATCGTGCAACTTTAATACTCACTACTGTGAAACTACATTACTGACAATTAGCAGGTGGCATTCTAAAACCAGGGCTTCTCACACGTATTACACGGTCGTTTCAGGTGACTCATGGTGGGTGATTGCTCAACGCAACGGTTTAAGCGTCTACAAGTTGGCAGCGCAAAACGGTAAGAGTATCTATTCAACGATTTATCCTGGGGATAAGCTACTTATCAAATAGCAGTTTATAAAATCAGTCAAAAGATGTAAAACCGGAAAAACGAAGCAAGTAGATACAATGTTAACACTTTGCCTTTTAGTAAAAAATGTAAAGTCATTTATAAAATCCTGCACTAGCCTTAATTGGCTGGTGTGGGACTTTTTTGTGTTTAAGATAATAAGTTGGTATATAATAGTGGAAAAAGCAAAACATCAAAAAAAGGACCAATATTAAATTAATTTGTGCTCTTCCACGATTTGTAAATTAAAAATCTCTCTTTTTCAGAAATGGCTTATAAATGGCATTTATAGCGTGCTACCCTTAATGGTATAACTACCGTGCGGGCGATAAGTCGACGTCGGTAGATAAAAAGAGAAGCGTCATAATGCTGGTATATCAGCATTATGACGCTTCTCTTTTGCTAATTGGTATCAAATTAAAACCCCAATTTTGCGTTTTGGCTGTTGTGATCACAACAGCACTGTTAAGCGCTCATAAAAAAGGGTTTTGGGATCGTGTCACAAGTAAGGGTCCTATGAATTAATTATTACTCGTTAATAGTGTCTGAAAGGCCGTTAGCGACATTCCAGGTACGACCCGTTGTCGAGTGAGATTGTATGGGTTCTGTATGCTGGTGGCGATGCCAGGTGCCGTTGATAGGGCATACTGATAGCCAGCCTGTTTATCGGCTTTAATGGTCTGCTGATTAGCACGGCCGGCTGGGTAACAAATAACTTGTGTGTTCTGTTGTAAATTATGATCGAGCCATTTTTTGGAACTTGATAATTCCGTAAGTTGAACCTGGTAAGTTAAATTATTTAAATCCAGATGGCGAACGGTGTGACTTTGAAAATCAATATTACTGGATGCTTGCATCCGCTTAGCATCAGCTAAAGTTAAGTGGTTTTTCTTATGGGTAAAGCCGGTAATAAAATTAATGGTGGCGTGTTGGTGCGTCTGTTTCAAAATTGGCCAAGCTGCTGTCATGTTATCTTTATAGCTATCGTCGAGTGTGATCCAGACAATCTTCTTTTGTGGAATTCGCCGATGTTTGAGCGCGTATACGGCTTCATTGGCAGTCAGCGTTCGGTAGCCGTGTGCCTTTAGATAAGTCATTTCAGTTTGAAATTCTTTGGCGGGGACACGTAACTGGTTCCCGCTAGAAATACTGTGATACATCAAAATAGGCAAGTGAACATCTTTGACGGTATGCCAATGTTGATAAGGCCGTGCTTGTGCTTGGTGTTTAGCCGAGCTGTGAACGCTTTTAGCGCTAGTCTTAGATGATTGACTGCTGGCTTGTTTAGTTGCCGGTGAAGCCGCCTGACAGCCTGCTAACAGGCCGAGCGCGACGCCGAGACCTAATACAAAGTTGATACCCCGCATGTGCATGATAAATCCCCCCATGATTTAAAAACTACTTCCTATTCTAATAGAATAGCATGTAAAGCGCGATAATTATTGAAGTATTGTTAAAATAATTTCCTTAATGTTTAAGGAAACTCGAATTTGATTAGTAATCGTTTAAACTGATTAAGAAAGCCTAGTTAGGGTAGCCAGAGGAACTTTACTCCGATACGATTAATAAAATAATTAATTCGGGGGATAGTGTTTATGAATAAAAAATGGGCTGTTTGGTTGGTGGCGATTATTATGATGATTAGTGTAGGTACATTGTTAATTGTACCGACGATGACGAAGAATCAGGGGAGTGAGCTGGCAATGGCGGTGGATAACTTAAACCCATTTGTTAAGGTACAAACGGTCTATGGTCGGACTAATCAGGCAATCGGCCACTCGACTGGTCAGATGGGCGAAGATATCTATACCTACCGAATGCTGACCAGCGATGCGCAAGGTAAGCAACGCTGGTTGACATTTACCGCAGATCACCGGCTAAAGCAACGACACTATTTAAAGATTGAGACGAAGGGACAAAACGTGAATTCATGGGAGGCCGTTGTGACAAATCAGGTACCTCAAAATATACAAGAAGTATTGGCTTAA